AGCTACTCCAATTCTTAAAAAGTTAAAAAATTCTAATAAAAATAAGTCATCATCTATTACTACAGTTAATAAAAAACCCTTCATTAAACTCTCCTTAGTCTAAAGCTTTCACGCCATTCCACCTCTACGTCAAATAGTTCGCCATCAGTATTTTTATACATATTTATATGTTTAACATTTGTATTTGCTTGGCCATTTAAACCTATCACTTTACGTGAAGCGTTTTCTATAGCTCCTGAGCCTTTTCCTGCATATAAATCGAGTATATCATTTCTACTGTACTCTCGACTAACTTGAGATATTTGGATTATTATAACATCTAGATTCACTGCTAGATTTGATAAGCTATGGGAAACGAACTTGATTTGTTCATACTCTCCCTTTACATCTCTAGGAGTTTCTACTAAATCTATATAATCTACTATAACAACAGATGGATTTAGTTCCTTTATCTTGTCTTGTATTGAACTTAATGTTGGTGATATAGTTTGTATTTGTAAATGTCTTAGTTCATCTGCATGCTTGTTATAAATCTCTTTATAACTTTCATTTACTTCTTCTTTTGATAAACCAGATACTATTTGCAAATGTCTTCTATGCATATACCATGCTGAAAGTTCAAGGGATAAAAATAGCGTAGGTATCTGCCATTTTTTATTGATTGTATCGTTTTTAAAATCAACTCCCAAAGCCAGGTTTTGAGCTAATGTAGTTTTATTTGAGCCTGTAGGTCCAAAAATAGTTACTAACTCACCTGGGTATATCTGAGTATCATATTGATGTAATCCAAACATTTTAGCTAAAGGAATAGTTCTTCCCTGAAAGTTTGTTGCTAATCTTTCTTCAAATTCCTTTTGTAATTCATCTGCATCTTTTACATTAATATGATAATCTTTATTCTTAAAATACATACATTTAGTTTGACAATGTTTTTTCATAAGAACATCTTGACAGCCATAATTATAGTTTCCATTATAAACAGATTCTGTCTTTTCTATCATTTGTTGTTCGTTTAAAGTATTGTTATTCCAATGTAATAAAGCTACTTTTGCGTATTCACTAGGTATTCCATGACGCTTAAAGTGACTAGCTATTCTAAGAGCTGTATTATGTCTAGAGCCCTCTACTGGGCCATTTCTTAACATTGTTTGTACACAAGGTACTACCTTCGTTGGTTCCATTACCTTCCCAAATTGGGCCACTTTTGGCGTTTCTAAGCATAAATAACCTTCTAGCTCATTATCACCATCTAATAATTCGTATGGATACTCAAATCTTGGGTCTACTGCTAATTTGTGTATTTCTTCTACACTAGCATTATGTGCTTCATGTAATGTTATAGGTATTTTATATAAATCAGTCTTTTGATTTTTTGTATGTGCTACTCTATAAATTCCACTTCGCATATAAATACTAGTATCAATGTTTTCAAATAATGTAGACATTGTTTGCTTTACTTGATAGGGCAGGCTATCAGAAGATTGGAAGTTGAATACCTTATTAGTTATAACGATATGATAACCAGTCCCACTAAAATAACATTGAATACTTTCGTCAAGCACTTCAAGTACATTTAAATGAGCTAGAGTACTTCTTAATTTCTTAAGTGTATACTCATCTGAATTATCTTTTCTGTCTATATCTATAAGGACATTGTCAATTCCACGTTCTCCATGATAGCCTTTTAGCGTACCCTTTGAGTCAGCAAATTTCTTTGCATCCTCATTGTAAAGATAAACAGAGCGATATAAAGCCGTTCCATCCTTTGGGATGTACTTATGCAAGTCCGACTTTAACACTAATATTCCCCTATTTCTAGGAGAATTAACTGCTATCTCTACATATATCATAGATTATTTAATGCGCTATCTGCTAGTGGTGTATCATTTTGTTGTGGCATGTCACTTGCATCTGCCTCTTTAATAACACCTCTATCTTTTAACCATTTAACATCATCAAGCATTTGCTTTTGTGCTGCATCACCCATTGGATACAATCTTGGATATATTTCTGTGTATACTTTCTTACCTGGTTTAGGTTTTTTCTTATAAGCATAAACAGAATACTTTTCTCCAGTTGTAGTATATCTTTCTGATAGAAATTTACCAATGTCATCTATAGCATTACCATGTTCATCTTCCCAAGCTCCTTTTACATTTAAGCCTGCTTGACATCCCATAGCTTCAAACATTTTATACATTCTATTTAATACACTACCTCCAACAATATCTCCATTAGAGTCTTTGTCTAGTCTACCTAATATAGACATTTTGTTAGAGTATTCACTATTTTTGACAGATAATTCTACTTCTATAAATACATCTGCCCAATCATATTCTCCACTTCTATCTGTAAATCCTATAATACCTACTTCAATAGGTCCTAAGAATCCAGATGGAGTACTTTTTGTTTCTGGTTTAAAGATAGCCATCTTACTTTTTCTCCTTATATATGTTCTTCCAATCAAACTTAACTTCCTGTCCTTTTAGGTGTGGACATCTACTACCTGCTTCTATAGCATCATTTGCTTTAAATGATACCATTAGTTCATCTTCATCACGATAAACATATCCAATAGCATCAGCTCCAGACATTATCACATTCTTTAATTTACCTGTCAAATCTATTGATTCAGGTATTACTATTGTGCTTCCGTCTGTTACTGCATATGCAACTTTTCTATGTCCAATAATAATCAGATGTTCTGTTACTTCTTTAAAGGCATCTATAGTTTGAGTTACTTTTTCTCTAACCATACCATAACCTTTACCAAATGCTAAGTCTCCTATAGCTCTAACACCTTCTTCTTCACATACACGCTTTTCAGCCCATTCTGCTACTTTATCTATAGTATCTAAAGCTATATACTTATACTTAACATCTTTGCTTTCTTTTAACTCTATAAGAGTCTCTATGAGTTCGTCTCTACTACTTACTTCTGATATATAACCTTCTATCATTCTACTACCTCTTTCTGTATCTACAATTAGACAATCATCTAATTTAGATAACATAGTAGTTTTACCTACTTTAGGTGCACCATATAGAAGTAATACAGAAGGATTTGTAGAGACTACTTTTCTCTTCACTTTTTTCATTTATTGTTTCCTTATTTGATAACGATAACCCCCTAACAAAGGCTGCTAGGGGACTATCAATTTACTATATGTCAGGCTGGAAAGCAAGTATTTTTTTCCAGTGTCATTAAAGGGAAATTAAATGACAATTCCCTCTCGTAAGGACTATCTGTCAATACTTTTCTTATTGCATTTACTATAAATGCTCCTGCCATATTAGAACAGTATGTTGTTGCTTTTACATTACATGGTTCTGGGTCACCATCTTCATCAGAATACCAAGTTTTTTTGTATTTAGCTAATGTTAAATCAGTAAATACATATTGTTGGTAATGCTCGCCACCCATACGACCATCTATTAACATAAAAGGTTTCTGTTTCTTGTTAAAACAGATTTCTTCCACTGCTTCTAGCCGAGAATCCATGCTATCAAACCCTAATATAACAATATCTTTATTGTTCTGATATCGAAATAGGTCAAATCGCTCATTCATAAGCATAGCATCTGCATCTTCATTAATAGATACTAGATATTTTTTCAAAGCTTCTACTTTAGGCATACCTATGTGTTCTTCTACATATTGTGATACACCTATATTTTCAGTAGCTACAACATCCATATCATATAGTAAGAAGTTTGTTGCTCCTGCTCTTACTAATTGGTTGGCTGCAGAGCTACCTATAGCTCCGCAACCTAAGATATGATAGTTATATTCATGCAAGTTATTAACAAGTCCTTCACTACGCATATTAATATAAGCCATAATAACCATACCCTCCATGTTCTATTGCTGATGTTGATAGCATATAATATTCTTCTATACCTTTATCAGAATATTTAATCCAATCTTCAGGAAAATCAGTAGTAGCTTTATCTTGCAAATCAGCTTTCTTGATTTTTGGTATCATCATTTTAGCATTTCTAGCATGTAGCCTTGAATTTAATGCATTTCTCCATGTAGTATATTCTTCATACTTCATATTACCTTGAGTAATTTCATGAAGAGTATCACCAATGTCTTCTACAACTTCGTTATGTAAGTCTTTATGTTCTTTAGTATTTTCTGAAGTCCAATCAAGTCTATCATCTTTCATTAAATGATTTGTGACTTGTTTAGGTTTACTCCACAGACCTACTTGATTAACTTGCTTATACTTATTAGTCCAATGATAATTATTAACAACTACTGGAGCAGGTTTATCACATAATTCATCATACTCTTTAACTTGTTTTTTAGTGTATGCAGGTTTATTACGTAATATTTCAAGTGGAACATCTTCAGAATGTTCTACAGGGTCCCATGTACTTACATTTAAGCAATATTCCTCAAACAGATTGATAACTAATGCTAAAGACCATGATTCATTCTTCCAGGCATTGATTTCATTTAAATCTGTTCCTGACCAGAAAGCTCCCATTGTATGATGTGAATGCCACCAACAGAATCGTGTTTCTGGTCCATGTTTCATGCCCATTTTAACATAATAATCTGTCAATGCATCTTTATCTAGCTCTGTTGTTGTACTAGTATTCTCTTGTTTAAGAATAACAGGGTCAAACAACTCCCATACTCTATCACCTGATATTGGATGGTCTATTTTTCTTAAACATAACATGCCAGATATTTCATCTTTATCTTTATCATATGCTATTTGAGCATATTGCTGCATAGTATACCATGCATCTTCGGCGATTATAAATCTCCTGTTTTGTTTCTTTTTAACTAGTGTCTCTGCCATAAGGCCTACCTCCCTTGTGAGTTAATTTGTTGAGTCCATCTTGCTACTTCTTCTGCTAATACATCATTTTGACTTGCTTCACCATCTCTATCGGCTAGTTCACCACCATCTTCTATAGCTGGTTTATCGTAATAATCATAATTTTCTATTTTATCTGCGAAAAAGTTCATTACACGATGT